GTCTTTCGCAATTGTCGCGTTGGCAGTAGCGAGTGTTGCCGCTTCTGCGAGTTGTGTAGTTATAGTTGTAGCAAAGTTGGAGTCATCACCCAATGCTGCGGCTAATTCATTTAATGTATCTAGGTTTGCCGGAGCAGTATCAATTACCGCAGTAATTGCATTTGTTACCGTAACCGCAGCATTAGCGTTGTCTAAAGCAGCAGCTACGGCTGACGCGGCAGCATTAGCTTCAGATGTTGCTGCATTAGCTTCAGATGTTGCTGCATTAGCTGCAGATGTTGCAGCACCTGCTTGAGCAACTAATGCTGCATTCCTGGCAGATTCTGAAACACTTTTAGCTAGTAACGCATCTGTCTTAGCAGTTGTTGCAATACCCTGGGCAGCCTCAGCTGCATCTTTAGCACTTTCAGCTAATGTTTGGGCAGTTTGTGCATCTGTGTTAGCTGTCTCGGCGCCACTCTTTGCAATTTCTGCTAAAGCCTTAGCTGCTTCAGCAGCTACCTTCGCAGCGTCTGCCGATGCAATTTTACCATCCATATCAGTAATTCTACCTGAGACTGTTACCGTTAATGAGGTGGTGTTATTTACTAAGTCATCTAATGCTTCTTGAATTGTTGGCATATCTTATTCCTTTAATATATGTGTGTATTTATACGTGATCATGGGTGTTCAATTATATATCTATCTTGTAAATCAATAATTGCAGCTGCGGTGGTCATAGATGTAATATCTAAATTGGCAGCATAATTAGGATCATCGCCTAAGGCGTCTCCAATCTCTGCGAGGGTATCCATACTTGCCGGAGCATCTCCGATCAATGCAGCTATTTTAGCATCAACATACGCAACACTTGCAAGTGGTGTACCCGTTAATGTATCTGCATCAATACCCAATGAATCAACATGCGCTTTAGTAGCAGGAGGGCTTAATTCTACAATCTTGATATCAGTTTCTGATTTAGTATATCTATCATTTAATTGTTCTAATTGTTCGGCGAAAGTTACATTAATCGCTGAAACCTCAGCATCAAGAGCTAACTGTGCTATACTTACAGTTGAAACTGCTGAATCACCTATTCGTAAGTCAACCTCGACCCAATCAACCGGACCAGTTTCGCCTTGTAGACCAGTTTCGCCTTGTAGACCAGTTTCGCCTTGTAGACCAGTTTCGCCTTGTATGCCAATCTCGCCTTGTATGCCAATCTCGCCTTGTATGCCAATCTCGCCCTGTGTACCAGTGGCACCATCAGCGCCAATAATACCTTGTAGACCAGTTTCGCCTTGTAGACCAGTTTCGCCTTGTATGCCAATCTCGCCCTGTGTACCAGTGACACCATCAGCGCCAATCCTGCCTTGTAGTCCTTGTAGACCAGTTTCGCCCTGTGGTCCTTGTGGTCCTGTTGCACCTATATTTTCTGGTCCATTGACCAATAATATTGGACTACCTTGTAAATCTCCGACCCATAATTTACCATCAAACGTATTTACGGCCAATTCACCATGTGTTAATGATAATTCTGGTGGTACATTATCCCCTACTGAACTCTTTTTAATTAATATAATTTGAGACATTGTATACTCCTTGTTATTTTACTAAAATGATCCACCATCGATAGTATCAGATGTTGATATTACTGTTCCGTCAGTACTTGTACTTGTCCCCGTAACAGCATCAGTAACCCCACTTTCTTCTATCCCTTCAATACCAGGCTGAAGTGGTCGTTCTGCTGGCAATCCGGTACTTACTCTCTCCGTAGCTGGATGTGTCTGTTCAAATTCACCAGTTGGCATGCCACAATAATCTAATATCTCAACCCTGTCAGAAGACGCTATAAAAGGATCTTCTTTATTTTGTAACTTATTCAATAACTCCGGATTCAACATATAATGAAATATATTATTTCCATCATCATCAACAGAATACCCACTCAACTGATCGTATGCTCCTTGTAGTTTTGATGCCATTTTACTTGCGTCATCTACGGACATGCCATCAATATCTAATAATACACCAACACTATCATGTGATTCTTCATTGACCGGGGCAAACGTAGACCCACCGTTATCTTCGGTGCCTTTGAAATTATTCTCGGAACGAATCATATCGTGCATATCATCGGATACTCTATGAAGATCTCGAGTAATTTGATCCATAATACTATCTGGCAAGTTAGCCAAATCATCTATATTCGCAGCTAACTGTCCTAAGATTCCACTCGTAAATATACTTGCATTGAAATTACCAGTAGACATATCAATACATCCACCTATATTGTGTGATGATATTTCACCAAGGGTGTTTAATAAATCCATGCCGCCGCCAGTTAAACTGTGATTAGCATCACGCAATACATTTGGTATAGGACGAGGATTTACTGGTGTTCCACAAAAATCTATCATATTGGCTATAGCTGCGAACTCTGATATTAGAGAATTCATTCTATTTAACACGTTATCAAGACCGGTATGATCAATAAACGCATCTAACGCCATATGTACATCAATTAAAGCATTTCTTAAATCGCCGAGTGCTATCGGTATCATAGGAATTAATCTTCCTATATTAATCTCTAAGCACATTTGAAAGTTTGGCAATTTTACGCCACTACCTGACATCAGTGCACATATTATCTCTCGGAGACTATAGCTACTAGTAGTTGCAGTTACTGTACCAGTATCATCAAATGATAAACTCGAAGGTATATCAACAGTTGAATCTAAATATCCATTTGCCGAATTTATTATTTTATCAATATCTGACATGACTACCCACCAAACGCATTTACATTTGGTGATCCAGAAGTACTTGTAGGGTTACAATGTGCCCCGCCTGGTTCTGGACATGATGAATCTGAACTTGCTGAAGATCCAGTTACCACTAGTGGTTTATTATTAACAAACACTGTGCCTGGATTAACACTGGCATGTAGTTCACCGCCACCATGGGAATTAGGATCCCCTTGTACGCTTGCTAACTTTTCATTAACAAATACAGACGAATTGCCAGATACTGTTGTGGATGCTCCACATGATCTGCCATCTCCGTCGCGGTGAACTTGTGCCATTAGAGTTGAATTCCAGTGGTGCTTTGGATATACATGTCCTCTGCGTCTTTAGCAGTTTTTACAGTACAAATAACATTCTTATTTCTAATAGTCACCTTTGTATCTGGACTTATAGTAAACATGAATGGAGCAAGACCGGCGCCTTGCTGTGTTGCCATTAAAATCATTGGTTTTTCAATGATCATCGAATCTTTAGTTTCAGAATCTAATTTAGCAACTAGTTCCTCTCCGCTTGAAAGTTTGATACTAATAGTATCACCACTTTTGTATGTTTCTTCTAATAACATTATACTCCTTCTTTAATATAGGTTTTAAGTTCTGCCAGTCCACCAACATATTTACCGTCGATAAAGATTTGTGGTACTGATCTGGCGTTTGGTACTATGTCTAAGAGTTGCTCTCGAGTTATGTCCTCTCCGACATACTCTACATTCAATTCTACATCATAATTTGAAAAAAGTTCTTTTGCTTGGTCGCATTGAACACAGTCTATTTTTGAATACATTGTAATATTTTTCACGTTTTTCCTCGCTTATTAAAATTAAAGATATACATACTCCCGATTTCGTATTTATTAATCACATTCGTGATCTACAACGTAAAGCCTTTAAATGTATCATTATCTACATCTTGGTTGACACCGCCAATAATGTATGATGATATCTCAGTTTCTTGTGGAGCAACTTGTACTTCTGCTCCTGAAATCCATTTTTGTGTCCATGGTAATGGATTTGCAAAAGATGTATGCCATGGACATTTTAAACCAATTGAATGCATCCTTTTACTAGTAATCCATTCAATATATTCACATAATAACTGAGCATTTAATCCAATCATGCTACCATCTTTAAATAAGTATTCAGCCCATTCTTTTTCTTGTTCAACCGCGTCCACAAACATTTGTATTACCTCTTCTTCACATTCTTTAGCAATCTCAGCAAATTCCGGATCTTCCTTAGGTAACACTCTCGTCAAAAGATACTGTGTACTTGCAAGGTGAACATTCTCGTCACGAGCAATGAATTTGATAATCTTTGCGTTGCCTTCCATCTTCTTAAGTTCTGCGAATGCCCATGAACAGGCAAATGAAACATAAAAACGAACACCTTCTAAAATATTAACACTGTTCAATGCTAGCCATATTTTCTTCTTTAACTCACGCTTTGTTACAGATAACGGAACAGTGTGGTCAGCATCCGAACTCTTTATGCATGTCCAACTACCTTCTCCTAATAATTGATATATTCCAACAGCTTTAATCAAATCATCATAGTATTTTGTAATATCATTTGAACAATCTACAATTTCACTGATGTCAGCAATTGAATCAAATACAACACTCGGGTCACTATAAATATTTCTAATAATATGGGTATAAGACCGTGAGTGAATAGTTTCAGAGAATGACCAAGTTTCAACCCATGTTTCTAACTCAGGAAGAGATACTATTGGCAAAAACGCTAAATTTGGACTGCGACCCTGTACTGAATCTAATACAATCTGTCTTTTCAAGTTACTAGTAAAAATATGTTGCTCATGAGATGTCAATGATTTAAAATCGGTGCTGTCTCCGCCAATATCTACTTCTTCAGGTCTCCAAAAGAATCCTAATTGCTTATCAGTGAGTTTATCTAATTGTTTATACTTTAACACATCGAAACGCTGCATGCCCAAATCATCGCCTAAGAACGCCATATCTTGCGTATGGTGCGTTTTTCTATTTACATTTAATACTGTCATAGACTCTCCTATAGTACACAACTGTCACAATGATCATCTTTTGATTCTGGATCATCTTCCGATCTTCCTTCAAATACAATCTCACCTTGACCGTCATATGTGTTAAAATAATACATTTGTTTTCCACCATATCTGTAAAAAACTAATAAATGTTGTAGCATCTCACTCATTGGTATTTTATCCTCATCATAAAATTCTGGATTATAACTAGTATTAACAGATATACCTTGATCAATATATTTTTGTAATACTGCCATAATCTTTATATAACCAAGTGGACTCTTTTGTGTCCACAACAGGTCATACTTATTCTTTAATCGAGGGTAACCAGGTACTACCTGCTTTAATACTCCATGCTTACTTTGTTTAATGCTTACAAATGCTCTCGGTGGTTCAATACCGTTAGTGCTGTTACTAATTTGTGCTGATGTTTCTGCTGGCATTAAAGCCATTAAGGTCGAATTTCGTATGCCTGTATCTTTCAACTGCTCTCGAAGTGATGTCCAATCCATTCTTTCAATTGGTTTTACTAATTCATCGACCTCTTTTTTATATGTTTGATTTGGTGTTATGCCATCTCCATACTTTGTTTCTTTATTTCCAGGAATTGCTCCTTTTTCTGCCGCTAAATCAGCACTTGCTTTAATAAGATAATAACTCCACGCCTCAGCGTATTCATCAACCAAGTCTAATCCACATTCATCTATGTCTTGATATGTTTCACCATGTTTAGCAAGCCAATAAGCAAAGTTAATTATTCCTACCCCCAATGGTCTACGTTTCATTGTGCTTAGTTCAGCACATAATACTGGATAATTCTGATAATCTAAAAGTGCGTCAAGTGCTCTTACCGCTAATGTACATGGTTTCTCAAATTCATCAGGTCCTTTTACATTCCCCCAATTAATTGCAGCCAATGTACATAATGATATTTCTCCTTCTTCATCATGGAAACTACTTAAAGGCTTTGTTGGTAGATTAATTTCACAACATAAATTACTTTGGCGAATAGGGGCTACCTTCTCATCAAAGCTACTATGTGAATTCGCATGATCTACATTCATAAGATATATTCGACCAGTATTTTTTCTCTCTTCCATAAAAGAAGAAAATAACTCAATAGCTGTTACTACCTTTTTACGAATTTTAGTGTCTTTTTCTGCCGCTTCATATAACTCTTTAAATTTATCATAATCATTAAAAAATGATTCATACAATCCATCAACATCAGATGGTGAGAATAATGTAATATCTCCACCTTCCATTAATCTTTCATAAAATAATTTATTGAATTGAACGCCATAGTCCAAATGTCTAACTCTATTATTTTCAGTCCCTTTATTATTTTTAAGGACTAGCATATCTTCAATCTCTAAATGCCATATTGGATAATATAATGTTGCCGCGCCGCCACGTACACCGCCTTGAGAGCAAGATTTAACTGATGCTTGAAATAATTTAAAAAACGGTATTACACCAGTGTGACTAGTATCTCCGTTTCTTACTGGAGACCCGATTGCTCTAATTCTTCCAGCTCCAATACCAATACCAGACTTCTGACTTACATACTTAACAACTGCTGAACTAGTAGCATTAATACTATCTAAACTATCATCAGTCTCAATTAATACACAACTACTAAACTGGCGCTGTGGAGTTCGAACTCCTGCCATAATTGGGGTTGGTAAACTTATATCGAAATTACTAATGGCATCATAAAAATCTTTAACCCATTTTAATCGATCGTTAGTATAACTTGAAAATAAGGTGGCGGCGATTAACATATAAGCAATCTGTGGTGTCTCAAAAATATCACCAGTTACTCTATTTTGTACTAAGTATTTGCCTCTGAATTGTTCCATACCAACGTATGATATGTTCTCATCTCTATTATGTTTGATATATCGATCCAGTTGATTAATTTCTTCAACAGTATACAATTCTAATATGTTTGAATCATAATATCCCAACTCTATATTGCGATTTACTATATCAATTAGTGGTGGAGCAACAAAGTTACCATATGCTAGTTTGTTCAAATGATAATTAACTAATCTACCAGCTACCCATTGATAATTCGGTGTTTCCTCACTAATAAGATCAGCAGTAGCTTTAATTAAAGTTTCCTGTATCTCTGTAGTAGTAATACCATTATAAAATTGGATGTGGCTTTTTAATTCTATCTGACTAGCACTAACACCAGCAATATTTTCGGTTGCGTAAAATACAACCTTATGTAGTTTGTCTAAATTCAACGGTTCAGTCTGACCATTACGTTTAGTAACATTAATATCTCTATTCATTTTTTTTTAATATGTTATAATAATTATGCTTTAATAATTTTACAATTGTCTATTTTCCATGTATTGATAATACTCACACTATCTAATACATCTATACTTTCAACTATACCATAAGTATAACTTAAAACATGACAATTGTCAACAGTTAACACCATACCTACAAAGTTTTTTTCTACTTCTTGTATTGTTAATATTTTGCAATCATATCCCATTAAATGGAATGTATACGCCATTCCCAAAGTAACAGCATTCTCATCAAATCTACCATCATATAATAGCTGCCATGGTGTAGGCCATTTAGCATCATCATATGGATCTATTACATTATCAATTAATGGCGCATGTTTCCACCATTCTACTACGTATGTGCATAAATCTTCAATATCAATGTGTTCATCAATATCTCTAAACTTTCGCCAAAGGGACAGGCGATACGTTGGATCAGACTCCTGTATTTCAGCTATCGGCATATAACAGTACTAATTAGGTTTGGTGATGATATTCTTCAGCAATCATATAAGAAAAATTCACAGATTCTGTATCGGTCGTGATGTATGATAATACAAACGTACTATTCGCCACTGCTCCAGAGAAAATATGATTTAATTTATTGGTAGTAGCATTGATTGAGAATGAATCATCTAAAATTACATTGGTGTCACTAGTACTGACTGATAATATACCTTTCCTAAAGCCGGATGCATTAGATATTGTATAATGAAAATTGAAATTATTGCGGGCATCTACGAGCGTGGCAGTTTCTGGTATCGGGGTAGACACACTAGTATTGCCGTCTAATTCTACCAATATTGATTCGTTAGTGGTAATACTCTCCTTTATCGGTATTTCTGTATTGTAATACAAATGAACACTATCGGCTGTTGTTAATGGTGGATCTAATACTGTAAATTTTATGCCGCCTGTAGATAAGACCACATAATCAACCAAATCCTGCTGCTGTTGATCGTTAATGAATATAGAATACAAATTACTAGTCATTGACTGTAATGGAATGTTAAAATCATATACGAACTCTGGATCAACTGAACCAGTCAACGTAATTATATCGTTACCGATGAACATTCTACGACTGTCTGTAGCATATCCTATTTCACCAGATGATAAAATTGGTAGATGTTGCATCAGGCCGCGTCTTTGAATAATCTTTTTAGCACTCATAATTTTATATCCTAAACATATTTATAAGTGTATTTAGTATCAAATATTATAAAATTTCGCAAGTCGAATAGACCATAGCTTAGAATATTCTTCAAATTCATCAGCGGCTACTTCAAACAGTTGCCATTCACCAGCCCTACTACACATAAAGATTGCTATGTTTTCAATCTTTGTTTCATACATTTCATTATGTGCCAAAGCATAAGCGGCGCCTTGTAAGAAATAGTCATCGATCCACTCTCGCTTCTTAGGTCTATTTGTTTGTTTAAAATCCATAATAGTAGGCTTGCCTTTATATACACCAACTAAATCTGTCGTACCAGCATATAATTCAGGATAACATAAATTTACTTCGGCGCCCCATACTTCATCTAAATCATCATTGATGTTTTCTATGACCACACCGGCCATCATTTTAGCTTGTTGATGTATTAAATTATTGCCAGGATTATATTCGCTATTTCCAACATAATGTTCTAGAATACTGTGCATGACAGTGCCTACATTGGCGGCTTCGGTTGTTATTTGTTGTGCTGTTTCTTTGCCAACCCGCTTCTTCCAATTAGCAAGAGCTTCTCGCTTTTCTCGAGATTTTGTTTTATCTAAGACAGTTGTTACGCTAGGTACCGGTCCACCATATGGATTGGTATAAAGACGTTTTCCGTCTACATTTTTTCTTTTTAGTTCCCGATAAGGGAAAGGACTTGTAATATTAACCATAGTGCAATAGTACACTAAGTCTACTCGTATGTCAAGTAATATTTAACATTTTACCAATAAAGATACCAAGAAAAGGTTTTCCCAGTCTGTGTGTTTGAAATTCTATCTATTTTATATCCCAAGTTTCTGAAATAATCCAGAACCTGTGCCATTTGAGAATCTAATGAACGATTATAATAAGTACCTTGCCAAGTAGTAAAGTAATCAACGCTTTCTGGATTTGTCACAGTAAAAACACCAGCAGAAAAACCTAGTGCAGCGTTTGCTGTCCCACTACCTATCTCATATGCCCAAGTAGTAGATGCTGGTATTTCAATTGATAGTACCAAGTAACCACTATCGTTAGATGCTATTACTCCTGGTACATTGGCATTATTGATATCAGTAACTACACCGTCTAAACTAGGATCTATATTCGCTAAGGCGATCGTTACTCCGTTAATAATAAACGTATCTCCAGAAACTACTACTGGAGTATTGACTGTGCCGATTGTTGTAACAAATGGTGTTGATGTTGTCATATGTGTATCGTCTGCTACAGATATTTCATAATTACCAATGCCACTAGCAGTGATAATAGATCGCATAATTGACTGACATTCATCAAACACTATCATGTCTTGTGAACTTTTTGCTCTAGCCTGTGACGCATTTAACCCTATATTCATATCTAATTTATCTCTTTATCAACTTGTTTTCTTGCCATCCTATCAACAGTCTTATTCTGTTTCTCAGGATCAGGTGCTTGTGTAGAGTAGTTGCCGAATGCCTCACTATCTGTATTAAAATAAACTATATCATCCTTAATATTATCTACTATATCAATACTAGATAATAAATCAAACAATGACGCTTCGTCTACATCTATCCCACCATTAGCTAATTCCATTATAATCGTATCTATGGCCATTGATTGTAACCCCTCTCCTGCCATTACTGTAATTAAATCTAATACACTGTCATATACTTCGTCTACAGATTCATTAATGATATCACTAATACGCATTAGCCTATTTTTTCTTTTTGTTAGGGTTATGATTAAGAGATGTCTTTTTTGATGCCTTGTTAGTTCTTCCAGCGTGTTTAAGTTGCTGTCCAATTAAGTCGCCACCTAAGTCATCATGTGGGATTGTAGTATCAGGCATCATGTCATCAATTTGTTTTTGCAGTGCTGGATCTTCCAATGCGTTAGCGTTGGATGGATGATCTGGATTGGCCGTTTTCTTTGGTTTTGTTTTCTTAAACATATTTGATATTTTACCGAATGCGGCTCCTAATGCACCACCAAGACCCTCATCTACATTATGTTCCGAAAGTTTCATAACATTAAATGCCTTTTGTAACATAGCAGAACTTACCTTTCCGTCTGATTGTGCTTCTTTAATCATTCTAAGTGCATTCAAATACGCATCTTCTTTCATCTCTCTACCTTCAATATCTGTTTCCATGGACGCAGTATCTGCTCCAGCAAATTCATCATCCATACCTAGTATATCTGACTCAATATCGCCACCAGGCATTGGAGCCTGTGCCATTGGATCCATGTCTGACGGTGGTGCCATTCCTTGTGCTTGTAGTACCGCTGTACTAACTTGATCATTAGCCATCTTAACCGCTTCTAAAGCCGATGAAATTGCAGCTTCTGCTGTCGCATTAAATGCATCTGCTTCTGCCATTCCAATTTCTTCTTTCATCGCGTTTCTAATACTCATTAACTCTTCAACTTGCATACTTGCTAAGTTTTCAGCCATTTTCTGTAAATCATCAGCAAGTTGTTTCGCTGCTAATAATACCTCTGCTTGGTCTAAATCTTGACTTTCTTTTACTCTCACTTTTTTTCCTTTACGTTTAGGTGCTATCTCAAGAATCATTGAGATGCCTTCTGCTATAAGCATCAGTTTTTGATAATTCCTATCTGATACTTCTATTCCACTTTCTTGTAGTTTTAAAATACGACGATTTGTCGCTTCTTGAATACTTACTAACTGTTCAGGGCTTGTTTTAAAATTAAATTCAATATCAAATACTTCCCTTAACACACGATTTAGTTTTGTAAACTTATTCTTTTCTTGTAACTGTTCTAATTCCATAACACTTTTCCTGAAGATTTATATATAATGTATTTATCCTATAGTATAGTTTTTATCTGATTCTTAATTCTTTTCATCTTAGATATTACGCTAGATCGTTTGGCATTTTGGACATCATACTGTACTCCACTGTTATTGCCTTCATCTATTCTATAAAGATGAGCTTTGTGTTCAGCTGCCTCATTCAAATAACGATCATACAGCTTATCAAGATCCACTAATGTTTGAAGTTTTTCTTCATCAGGAGTAAATAATAACTGCTTTGTAATCGCCATTGCTGTCTCAAATAATGCCAAATTCTCATACTCACGAACATTGCCTTTAACTATAGTATAATATGTTTTCGTATATATATTTGATAATTTTTTCTTCTCAAGAATAATGCTGTATCCACCAACATTAAACTTCGAAGACTGTTTTGTATCTTTTCTAACTATTATTGAATCGCTGCCTTGTTTTGCCTCTTCAGTTAACATCTGATTAGCATTATTGGTAGCATTCTTCAATCTATTTAATATATTCCACATCTCTCTTGACTCAACCGAGACATTAGGCGTAGTTTGATTATCAGTAGTGTCTTGATCTGATATTGATGAATCTTTACCTGATTCTATTAATGCCATCTTAGCTAAAATATCCTTCATACTCCGTACTTCATCTGGTGTTGGCATTATAAACTTCCTCGTTTTCTGATATAATATGTTTCGTCGTTGTGAACTGCTTTTCTTAAAATATTTTTATCTATTAACTGCTGGGCAATATATTTCTCACGATCTGTCAAATCATCTTTTTTTACTTTCTTTCCAATTCGTTTAAAAAGAGAATATTCTACGCCGCTGACTATCACTGGTATTCCTCCAGGTGTCTCAATAGTTCTCACTATTTTCCTCTCATCTGACTAATCATGTCATGAAGCTGTTGTATCTGTTGGGCATTACTATCTGTACGTTGTGCGTTTTGTTGGCTTTGTTGAGCATTTTGTTGGCCGGTCGCCTCTATATTTCCAGGGCCGCCGCTTGACCTACTTGCTCCTCTCCCTGTCGCCTGCTTGTTTCCACCAGCAACTGACCTATTTCCATTATATCTACTATTTTTCATTGATATATTATCATTGCGGCGGCCTGCGTTGGCGTTTATTGTTCCTTGTTTTCTAGTAGATGCAGCACTAGGCCGCAATGTTCCAGCAGTTCCATATCCTTCATTCAACGCACTTAAATCTATAATCCTGGAAAATGTATCATCATCATCATTATTGATAGCATTTGATAACTCTAATATATCTGAAAAATGTAGTAATTTAATCTGTGCACTAACCTTTTCCTGGTCCAATTCCATGCCAAACTTAACATTTGCATATTCAATAATTGAATCTATAATACTATTATTTTGTATATTCATCGTGTCGCCTTGTTTAATCGTGTTATTATTTTACTTGCTGGATTAGTACGCTTCGTGCGGTTGGACTTCTTAGCCATCCTAACTCCTTTCATTCCTTTTGTTCTCTTTAACACGAATCGCTTCTTAAGATCTATTGGAGCAGCACATTGTTGTGGAGTCGCTACAACTCTACCCTTACGCTTTCCAACCGTACATCTAAACTTCCTAACTACTTTATTTCCTCTCCTAGCAAATACTACCTTTGCTTCGGAAATCATAGCATCATAGTGTTCTAAACGTGACATTATGATTGTGTTAGTAGAATTACAATGGTAGAAACCAAACCAGCCATAATTGTACCAACCGCTCCTAAAACCATTCTATTATTAGATGCCTTCTCTTTTAAAGAATCTTCTGCAATCTCGGATATTTGTTTCGATACCGCGTCGAATTTACCATCTAGTCTATTTAATTTATCTTCTAACACTCGATATCTCTCAGCACATAAATCAACATGTGCTTCTAAATTCTCACGTTCCAACCTAGATATAGCCAAACGATTTCTCCTGATAAAGTTCTACATGTATTTATGTATTTTTGTCACCTAATTTAAAATACATATTCTTCTGATTAATGTCATATACACTTATCAACGGTAGCATATCTACGGTTTCACCCAATCCAGTATATATTGGTACTCCGTCACAATCATGCGATGCATAAAACAACGAATCACTGTTATCCTTCCATATATCAGTAGTCTCACTTTTGATCTTTAAAATCCATACATCATGTAGTCCTTTGTAGTTTGATCCAAACTCATAGAACTGTATTGACTCTGTAGTATAATGATCTAAACTCTCAACCACTACCTGTGTTCGGAGACTCATAACTTGTAATATTGTATTGAAATTTTGTTCTTGTTTGAACGAATGAGTAGTACCCTTGGGATTATTATCTTTAGTGTGTGTTATATCAACGAGTGTGTATATACTTACTAACTCACCAGAGTTATTCTCTTGCATTATAGTTTTGACATCGATCCTAACGCATACCCACCAGCAAATGCAGCTACACCAGTAGCAATCGCTTTGGCTATTTTGTGCTTCTTCTTGCTACCTATAACCAAATTATCATCATGGGCAAAATTACTAAAAAGTGGCATTAAATCACTACGTCTACCATTAAGACGATAATGCTTCATCATGTGCGTTGTGGCCAACTGTCGTTGGTTTGTATTAAGTTTTTTCCAGTCTTGTACTAATCTTCGTGATGCGACAAGTTTTGGATTTTGAATTCCTAAATCCTTTTCAAGTCTTAAAAAGAATTGTTGTGCTTGTCCTGTTGATAGTTTTCCAGTTGATATTCTCAACATAAACTGTTTTATTTTTCTCTCATCTATATTAATTTTACTACTCAACATAGTGTCCTTTGGTTTAGAAAATAAACCTCCTGGATTTCCTAAGCTGTGGATCATTTGATATAAATCAGTGCCACTAGGACTGACATTCTTAAAGTTACCAAACATTAATGTTTTGCGAGCATATTCACTTGCAACTGGAGCGTACTGATAACTATTACTCATAGCATACAAACTCATAAGTCCAACAAATAAGTGATCAGTCAAAGACTGTACTCCTTCTTTTGATACTTGACTGCGAGTTTTAAACATCTTCGCTTCTGATAAATCTTTAATAAACTCCATAACTATCCTATTTAGATTTTTTTATTTTCTTTAATCCACGCATAAACCTATCATTATCTCGGTTCTTGATGCTTAACATTATTCGCTTTGTTAAATCTTGTTGAATTTCAGGTGAATAATCATTCTCTATCATTTCTAAAAGATTAATAATAGAACTGATAGCGTTATTTCCTCGATTCTCAAGAATCTGTACCTTGTCCTTTACTGGAGCAATGCTATTAATTTCTTCAAGTAACGAACGAGTTCTTTTCTTCATGATTCATGTATGGCATAATAAATAATATTTATCAAGATCTTTATTTAGATTAATCTTGCTTTTTGAGTATTGATCGCAATCTATCAGTGGCCATGATAGTATTTTGTAACTCACCAGCCGTCTGTGTATTTTTCGGTGGGATTACTGATGTTTTCTTCTTTAAGTTTTGAAACATGTTTGTATTCACTGTAGACGCTTCTTCTGGATCCATATCAGTGATACGTAAGCCAGCAATGTCAAATGCTAATTCAACTTTATGCCCTACGCCACTACTACTTCGTGTCTTCATAAATTGTACTTGATATTTTCCGTGTTCACGCATTGCTTGACTTGTGAAAATACCAATTACATTATCTGCTGTTTGAATTTTACTGAGGCCACCACTAATGTGGCTGTGATCAAACTCTATCTCTTCAACTGCTCCTCTATTCAACTGTGATGCTGTAGCTAATAATATATCATGATCAATAGCAAAGTTTCTTAATTCTTCAGATACAAACTTATCCTTAATAAACAAATCACTTGGTGGTACTTTACGTTGTGCTGGCATCATTAAGTCTAAATAATCAACTAATATTGCATCTATCTTCGTGTTAGATTTAACTTCAAGCTCTTTAACATAACTTGTCAAATCATTAACCGTAATACCATTCCTCAATTGTACAATTTGTAATGCTCCTGACCCTTTTGCTTGCATTCTAACCTTCAAATCTACATCGCTCGCATTCTTAAATACATCCGTAGTACTATAACCAGTTAACATACTATCCAATCGCAAACTACATAACTCTTCAGATAATTCTAAACTAACATACACTACATTCAAACCAGCCAATGCCCAATTTAATGCTAAATTCTGTAAGAATAAACTTTTACCACCACCTGATGCGGCTGCAAATATGTTTAGCTCGCCTCTATTAAATCCACCGAATAACTTACTGTCTACATCTTTCCAACCAGTACTCACACCGCCTCTATTATTTCTAACTCGCTCTATACGCTCTGCTGGTGACTCCCAATAATCGGTTCCCATATCCTTCGCTAGGCCAATTTGTACCGCATCCTTAATTAACTTTTCAACGGCGCCGTACTCATTCTTTTCTAACAAATCAGCACTTGACAATATCGCAGCCTCTAACGCTTTATGTTTAGCAAACTGTTCAAATTCATCAATAAACCAGTTTTGGTGGCGTTCATCTATACTTTCAAGTCCTTCTAACTGTATGCCAGTTTTTGCCTTGATTTGTGCTGGTGTTGGTACTGCTCCATATTCAGAAGCGTGTTCTTGTATGAATTCTATCGTCGAACGCAATGATCGATCAAAGAACATACTATCCAAAATACCGTTTACTCGAACAAACGATTCATGATCATGTGATAAAAATTCTACAAATATTTTCTGCAAATCTAAAGAGTACTCATTCATATTTTCTACCTACAATATTTTTTTGCCATAACTTGAATCTTTACTCGATTATCTATGGCGTTTGTTAATATACTTTGTATAGTTGCTAATCTACCGTATTTCATTACAGCATCTCCAACATCTTTACAATCTGTCCATTCAGGAAACGAAACTTTCCAACCTCTGTCTACAGCAGTACTTACTAATGAAATACTTGCCGGGTCCTTATCAGGAACAACTATAATTGACTTATTTAGGCTATCTATGATATCAGCCTGTTCACTATTACAATTATTACTCCCAATTGCGACACCATCTGTTATTATAGCATCTAATTGTCCTTCTGTCACTATTACGACCTGTTTATTTTTTGTTTGTTGATCTAACCCAAAAACAAAATTACGCTTGGGTTGTTGGGTGTAGTATTTTGGTATACCTTTGGGTGGCGGACCTGCCCAACGTGCTGTATATCCTACTATCTTTCCTTTATATGTAAACGGTATTATAAATCTATTTTTCATCCTTGCCGGCATTGTACTTGGCGAATACATAAAAATACTATTGTCTAAATTAAATCCTCTGCCGTTAATATAATTGCATATATCTAAAAACTTGGGTGGTGGTATATCATCATATTTGCAAATCACTTGAGTATCGGGTGGTAATTGCATTTCAGGCCATTCTAACTTAACTGCTTCTTTCTTCTTTGTTGGTAATAAATCTGATATACTACTATCCTGTAGCAAGTTTAGCTGAATACGCTGTATTGATGCCTCATCTGCTCCTAATCTCATTAACAGTTTTTTCATGTTTCTGGTTAACTTGCTACCAGTTGACCATCCGGCTTTATATCCACAATTAAAACAATTATATTGTAATTTATCACCGTCAATGTGAAATCCACCTCTACCCTTTGTATCTGGTCGTCCTTCTCCATTAACTACGCACATCGGACAGTTACCAGAAATCCAACCGCTTGGGCTTGACTTCCAGTTCACAGGTATCAGACTTTTCGTGTAATCAATTAATAAGGACATACCTATATTCTACACTCGAACGACTAGTTTGTCAACTGTTCCGACACTTGTATCTTCAAACTTTGCTCTTAAATGGCGTAGATTAGATGTTATTGTAAATGGCTCGATGCCTGTAGTTACTACGAATTGATGATATTGTGACATTACGCCTATATCTAAATCAAACCAATCATTATCTGATGGTGATGTTTCTGTTGTACCTTGTAAATAAAATTGTCCAGTGTAACCAGTAGTATATACACCAAATGTAATTAGTCCGCCTGGCTTTCCATAAAAGGCAGGTCCATTAATTATTGAACTATAGCCGAACCCTGCGTTTATTGTAAACCCATCTGTTACCTGTGTGCGTAACGGTGCCGCTGTTGCTTCATCACTTACCTCTACGGTGAACGCAGGACGTAAATTCAAATCAACGTATAACGGTATTGTTAAACCATCAGATGTTGTATAACTAAGTACAATATCATATAGTCCCGGTTCGATGTTTGGTGTATCATGAATATCTATCACCAACTTAACACTACCTTGTGTTTGGTCAAGATTTATACATTTTTTAGTAAAAAGTATGCTTTTTGTCTGTCTATCAATAAAACTGGCATTTATTGTTAATCCACCCAAGTGTATATTCTTTCGATCTTGATTCTTTATAAAAAAGAAAAACTCATTATCGAAATTCTTAAATACTTTTAATTTACGATAATTCACCGGAGCATTTACCGTAGTACCGTGTGAACTGGTATAATTATCCATCCCAGTCGATAGTGTTGTTCCTTGTGTTGTGTATAAATCAGATGTCTGATTTACGTTATAACTAGTACCATAATTACTCATACAAAAAATCCATGTTATTATTAGTATTTATCCGAAACTCACGCAAACTGAAATTATTATTTAATAAATAGATGTAATGCGCGACCTTCACTTAACTATGTTAGATAAATTTCCATTCTTAACGATTGTCGGTTATGCCGACAATGAGTATATTGGAATCATTCAAAATATCGACAGCCATATAGCAAGCTTATATGCCTATGATCGAATTCATGATGCTGAAGATCGAAAATTATTCTTATCACTTGGTGAAGAATGGTGGTGGGAGACTAATCGAAAATTACCAATTAATATAGCATTAATCAATCGTTGGCCATTTACATATACGTGTCAAAGTTTTAGTGTAAAACAAATGACAATAGTCGCAGGACCAGAAGTAAAACTTAACGACCAGATCACAAAACGCATCAAGCGTCGTTCTATTAATCTACTAAAGAATAATCTCTAACCAACATATTCATTTGTAATACAATCGCCATAGAATACGCTATAGCATGTGCTTGTTTGAAAAAGTATTCATCATTCTTTGGTTTCTTCCAAACTTCAGACATAATAGTATTCCAATCTTTGTCAAGTAAATAGCGTTTCGCTGGTCTAATAATAGCAAGGACCGCCGCAAGCTGTTCAACCGAGGTAGGTGTTAACTTGCTAACAATATCAAAATGCCCATGAATATGAAATAGCTTCTTTACGATATCCGAATGGTTTAATAACTCCCAATTCGGTTCAACTTCAATAAGCTGTTCTAATTCATCTTGTGATTTTATACCTTCATAAATATTCACATTCAACAAATCTATTTTAAAGAATCCTTTTACTTCTGCTTCTTTATGATCAATAGTTGAAATGCCAGTAAAAGGATTCTCTGGCATTTCATGAAAATATACTCCAGTATTATGTTTCCTCTGTCCTTTCTTATCCGAAATCATTGCTGGCGTATGTTTGATTATCTTTAATATCTTACTACGATCAGCAATGTCGATATCAACATCAGTATTTACTATCATTAAAATCCTGCCTGTGTTACTATTTGTTTGGTCCAATTAAAATCTGCTGCTTTTCGAGCAAGGCGTACTTGCCAAAATTGTGGATCTATATAGTCTGAAATCAGTTTAAGTTGTTCGTCATTCATCTTATCTATTAGATTCTGTGCCTTATTGCTTGAATATATTACCCACGGTGATATCTTTCCGCTACATATATGAAATACTATTAGGTTTGTTGGTACTTTATCAAAATAGTCAACCCAATTGTTATCTGTTTCCTCAGCCCAAGCTGTCATAAATAAAATTGTTCTTTCAACCGCACGTTCTGGTGTCTCATCTTTTAGACGAGTCTTAATCCATTTATTAAATACCCTATCACTTGTCCAATCATCTAACCGTGTTCCATTTTTAATCAACCATGTTGCGTATCCTTCAACATCATTAATTTTTAAATCAAGGCAATATTTTCCAAACTTAACAAACGCCATATAATACTGACTATTAACAAAATCATCATATGATTTTGCATTTTTTGCGGCTGTGCCTAATTTATAAAATAACTGATATGTACGAAATCCTAACCTAATATTTGGTTCATCCTTTTCCATATGCCGTCTCTTTTTTTGACACATATGTACTACCAGAGTATTTTCTCGCTTAAACTGTTTTTTACAATACTCGCATTTAAATAGCATCTATTATTTCAATAATTCTTTTATCTGTTTTTTATCCAATCCACATTCCTCTAAATAACTCCGTTTGTTTTCTATTAAACCTTCATATAAGAAAATCTCATCATCATTCAAATGTGTTAATTGATCGGTTAAATAATTTATAAACTTGTTCTGTTTCTTTTTCTTACCTGGGGCTATCCAAGGATGAAACATTGACTTACCGAGACCAACTGCTTGTAATAATTGAAACTGTAACTGTGGGTGATGTCTAAGCGTGTTGTGGTGCACATTTACTAATTCATTTGTCCACTCAAGATAATGTTCCTCAAAATCCTTAATATTGTGATTTAACGAACACGTATAACGCATTAGTACCCATATGCCTACCTTTTTTCTTTCTTCATCAGTTAATTCATCATACCAGGAACGATCCTTTGTATCAATAGCCTTCATTTCTTCTTTAATAGATAAACCCATTTACCAGATCTCTCCAAGATCTAAAACCTCAGGAATCTTCTTCGCTTCCTTAACTAAAAGTACACACTTTGGATTTTTTCCTTCGGTTAATGGTACACATAATAGATGTCCAAACTTTAACTTGGGAGCATACCACTTAACATCAGCATGTACATTCTGTACAGCTAATTGTTTGTACTCGGGCATATATCCACTTAGTGGATTGAACGTAAATGCGGTAAACCCTCTATCGTTTAAACTCATAATATTAATAACCTCAGGTTCTCCAGCTTCTGGATCACATATTACAATACTCCAATCTAACGGAACATTGATGTGATCATCACCAACTTGCAATACAGCCGCCGGTGCGTAAAATGTTTCTAAGAAAACTAACGGAATAAAATAATAATCTACCGACTTTGGATCTGAATAATCTAAAATCCCATATCGCAAATCATCAATAACATCTGGGATTTTATCTAAATCATATGATTCGTCTTCTACTTTTAATATTCTCATTCTAATAATCTACCTTTTCTAATGTAAATGGATAATTGGCTTCTTTATAAAACCGTTTTCTTTCTGTTAAATGTTTCTTACTATATTTGGCTGTACTTGCTATATCCCATATTTCAACGTGTTCTTTATCGTTTGCCTTTCTAACACCTCTACCAATACTCTGTATAACTCGTACAAAGCTCTTTCCTGGTTCCAATAAAACAAGATTAAATATACGTGGAATATTAATACCAACTGACGCTACCCCATATGTTGCTACTAAAACATTGTTAGTGCCAGTATTAATATCATCATACTGTTCTTTCCTATCTGCTGCTTTTGTTATACCGCTAACAAACACTGCCTTTTCGATATTTTCAACAATCTTTTGACCTGCTTTAATTCTATCAACAAGTACCAATGTATTGCCAGAGTCAGATATAGAATCAATTAGTCCGCTAATATAATCTATCCTCTTATCATCTGTCGTTAAATAACTTAACTCGCTTTGATAATTAGCATATATCGCCGTTTCCTTTAACTGTACAATATTAACATGACAATTGGACAACACGCCCATATCTTGTAACTCACTTGCCGCTAACTTATTAACTACATCACCGAGACTTACATGCAATCCTATCTTTTCATGATCTGCTTTTGGAATAGTTCCAGTTAATCCCCAACGAAGAGGTACATTTGAGAAATCTTTAGTTAATATATCCTTTAGCACATCAGCCTTTGCTTGGTGTACCTCATCGACAATAACACATACAACATCTTCAGCAAACTCTCGCAAGCTCATATCACTCTTAGCTTCTTTAAATCGCTTCTTAATACTATTAAGACTCTGCCATGTACAAATGGTGTGGGTTTTTCCTAGTTCTTTTTTGTCACCATAATAAACACCAACATCTAACCCGAGATTCAAATAATCTTCATACGTCTGACGTACAAGGTCCTTGTTTGGTACTATTACAATACTTCTGCCGTACTGTTCAACAGTATTACTCAATGCGGCTGTGACTAATGTCTTACCAGCACCCGTAGCAATTTCTTGAATACATTGTGGATTTTCTAAGAACTTATTTACAATGGAAATCTGGTAATCTCGCAAGACTACAGGTTGCCCTTCTACTACGTGGCCTGCTGGCCAGGACTTGTGAGCAAATGTTTCCTCATCAACCGCAGTAAATTCGAATTGATGTTGGTCTCTTCTATCATCTACCTCAATAGAATATCCATCCTCAATAAGTATTGGCAAAAGTCGATCTAATAAACTAATATATGTGACTCCGCCAACAGTACAATACCTGACACATCCGTCCCATCTTCCTAACTTATAAGATGGAACATGAAACGCATGTGGTAAGAAAAACTTTACTTCGTTTTCTAACTTTCTGCGAGTAGTTAATCCAACCCCTTCAATTTTACAATTGACTTCGTCTTTTAATGTTATAGTGCAATTCATATTACAATTATACTTGATAACGTGTGGTTTGTCAATATAATACCTACTTTTTTTATACTCGCTTCATACACGTACACTCTACCATGCGTTCCCATTTTTCTGGCATACTTTGCTTAAGATCAGCAACCTTGGTTATCATTCTTAAACTAATCTCACGCATGCGAGTTTGGTTATCAATAACATAATTCAAAACTTCATATTCTTCTTCCTTTGTAAATCCGTACTCTTCCAACATACCCGCATCTACAATTTGTCTACAACGAATAAGTTTTTCACGAACAGTGTCAAGAGTTAAATCTAAATAGTGACATCTTGACATAAGCGCCGCCAAGTGATCTTTTAATTTGCCACGGACACTATCAAATTTAAGATTAGTAATAAAAATAACACTACCTTTAAATTCAAAACTTCCAGGAATGCCTTCACGTCGCAAAAGAGCACTGTCTGTATTCCAACTAATGCGTCTCTTCTTACCTGAATCCAATGCTGCCTTTAATAAATTTAATGATGTTTCATCATATAATACAGTGTCACAATCATCAAGTACTAATACATTATTCTTCTCTGAATAGTTATAAAGTAATTTATATAAACCAACTGCTGATGCTGCTCCTTTCTCAACCGCATATCTTAATTTATTTCCGGCGATTTTATCAAACATATTGTTTTGATCTAATATCTTTTCAACACCATATGATTTACCTACACCAGGAGGACCTGTAACTACCATGCCACGAACAACACCGTTGACACTAGCTTGTGTCATGTCATCTAATATTTGAAATCTTTCTGCTAAACGTTCTCCAATTTGCTCGTCAGTTTCCACTAACTTTTTCTTTGGTACATCAACCGTTTCAATTAATGATTTTTTCGTTTTATATTTTCTCTTTGTTGTCATATCTTTTGCCCCTTAGCTTTATTATTTAATATATGCATATTATAGCATAAGACGTCTTACCTGTCAACCTTTTATTTCAGATATTTAACAAGATGTCTTACTTATTTGTCACATACAAAAAAGGCCGCAAGCGGCCTAATTTGTGAATCATTTATTAATTATAACGATATATCTTCAAGTCCTGCGGCGCGTAATTTCACTATGTTATTGATTTGGAATTGCTTGGCCTCTAAGGCTTTAATTATTCCCATGAATCTATTTCTAACTAAGCTAAATTCATTAATCAACAACTGCAATGCTACTACCTCTTCTTCGCCATCGACAAATTTTTCAACGTCTCGACTGCTTAACTGTCTATTATAATTTTCTAAATACTTACGAAAGAACTTACTGCGTGTTCTTCTCATTTCAATATTTAAATGTTCAAGGATTGCTTCTACTTCCTGAAGTTGATTAAATCGGTGTTCAACAATCCCCGGCATTTCAGAACTTTGCTTTTCTAAATTTCCTTTCATACTGCAAGAAAACCTCGCTTCTGCTATCTCTTTTTCAAAATGAGTTACCGCATCGATAATATTACCGAGATTATTGACTACTTTTCTAAACCATATACTCATTAATTAAAACTCGTCGTCGTCATCTTCTTCGTCATACTCGTCTTCTACAGTATTATCTATGGCGATTTCTAAATAACCATCATGGTCTGATAATTCTTCATAAATATCACCAGTGTCCATTTCATGATCGGATATCATCGCAATAAAATCACCCGCAAACTTTTGTCTATCAGTTGTTTTTATATATGTCACCGACGAGTCATACATCGCAACTAAAAATTCTACATCACACTCAATCATTTACTGTCTCCTCTATCTCTGTTACAACTTCTAATTTCTCTGAAGTCTTATCAAATTCTTCCATTACCAAATCCAAACAATTGTTTTCGTTTTTAGCCCAAACCTTTCTAAACTGGATTATTATTTCACCAGTGACAACACTAGTATACTCTAACCTATTACCTTTCTTTTGAAGTGTGCCTTTTGCTTCAAAAAACTCAACAAGTCCACTATATGGACTCATACCAGTTTCATATGGAATTTCTAATTGTACATCTTCAAACGGTTTAGCATATCGTGTTTTCATCACCTTGCATGCCGCTCTAATTCCATGAACCTTTGAAGTTTTTACGCCGTCAGCATCTACTTTCAATTTAAGTTTGCGCATCGCAATTACAATACTTGAAGCATAGATGAATCCTTGTCCTCCACTAATCTTAGCATCTGGATCAAACATATCTTGAGAAGCATATGTATGGTTTGTTGCCAACAATCCAACATTATATTCACCAAACATATTGACACAGTTTCTTACAAGAGCAGTTAGAGCTTTTGGTTTACGTCCCATATCACCCTTCAAATCACCTCTATTAAACTGATCGAGATCTGTTGGTGTCATTAACATTCCTAAAGAATCAACCACAAATAGTACCTTTGGTCTTTCTTCTTCATCCATGTCAACATAGTCTACTTTATATGCTTTCATAAAATCACTAATTACCTTAGCAACATCATCAATCATAGCCATGTTAAGTTTTAATAACTTATCATCACTAGTATCTACATTTAAAGCATGTAGCCATTTTTCATCCAATGCGTTTTCACTGTCAATTAATACTACAAAAATACCTTGACCTTGTGCTTCGCGCACAATGTTACCTGCGGCAATAAATGATTTACCAGAGCCTGACTCTCCAGCCAATACTGATACTTTTCCTAATGGAATTCCTCTATTAAAGTCATCACTAATTAATTTGTTTAGTGTGTAATTACCTGTAGAAATCCAGGTATCAGGATCATTAAATCCAACACTTAGCCCAGGAACAGATTTTGTTATTCCTTTTCTAAATTTACTTACGTCAAATGGTCGTGCCATCATAACCTCCTACAACAATAAAATAATTGGGGATTACTCCCCAACTTAAATATTAAGCTTCTTTGCGTTGACGAATCATTGCTAAGATATCCTGTGCGCTTGCCTTGTCAGAGGTCTCCGCTACTGGAGCTGCTACCGGAGCTGCTTCAACCACCGGAGCTGCTGCTACCGGAGCTGCTGCTACCGGAGCTGCTGCCGGAGCTGCTTCAACCACCGGAGCTGCTGCTACTGGAGCTGCTTCAACTGCTGGGGCTGCTACTGGAGTAGCTGTTGTTGTAGTAGTCGTAACAGCTGATGCCGCTACATTTCGTTTGCCTGGAGCGTCTACACCGTATGGACGGTAGTAATCACCAAAACGTTCTGGATCATATAACTGACCGTCAACACTTGCTTCAAACATTTCGTAAATAATGGCTAATTCTTCTGCTGAAGGTTTCTTTGGTAAGTAGTCATTTAACGTAAATAGACCATTTGTATTAATTGCGTCTCTTTCCGGTTGATCAAGGCCACGTTCACGTCTTGCCCAATTACTTGTTGAATAATCAGCATATTGTCCTTTTGTAGATTTTGTTACCTTAAAGTCAGTGCCTAACTCATAATCTGTTGGGATTTCTTGGAAATCTGGATCCATTAAAGCTGCTGAAATAATCTTATAAATCTGTGGACTAATTACAAATCTACGAATTGGGTTTTCTGGTTTTGTATCTTCTACCAATTCTGAATCAACTACGTATCCTTGGAAAACATAACTACGCTTTTTCCAATATTTACGTGCCATATCTTCTAAAGAAGGATCTTTGAACCATGGTCTAATTTCAGCATGTACGGGACATGTATCTCCCCACATTTCTACACATGGTACTTGTACTGTTACTTGCTTGTTCTCATCTTGTCCTTTTACGCCGGGGAATTGAAATCTCATCATCTGACGTTCACGCCAAAAGAATGTATTAGTATCATCACCGTCTGGTAGGAATCTTAAAGTTGTTGTTGTACCTTCTGGAATGTTCCAGTGTGCGAAAATCGCGTTATCTCCGGTTGAAGAATATGTTGATGTAGTTCTTGTTTCTTGTGCGAGAAGCTTCGCTCTGATCTCTGCTAGTGTTGCCATATTATTTCTCCTATAATAGCCTTTGTTTTATTTTATTTTTTATTTCTAAAAATTGCCTTTGCCTTAGTAGTATATACGGTATTTCATTGTTTGTCAATACCATCTTATACATTTTTTTAGATTTTTTTTATCTTATGCATATTATAACATAATAATAGGAAAAAATCAATAAACCTTTTAGTTTGTGTATTTATACTTTTTCTTTTTGATTTTCATCAATATCGCGTCGTTAAATTAACGTATCACTGCTGTCAATGTATTAATTATACTCTCTTCAATTGATACCATTGTTGATTCTTCTGTCTTCGTAGGACTTGCCTGTGCTGACTTATCCATAGCATGTGCCATCTTATATACCATTACCATAGCCTCAGGTTCCATATCGTGTATTCTCTCACTTAGTTCAGTTAATACACCGAATGCTTCATCATTCTTTGTACGCATTGCGAGGAATGAAAGTAAAGAACTCAATTTAGCTACTTCACCCATTGCACTTGCGTACTTTCCTGGATCTTCATTATTAGGATGTTCTGGATCGTTTGGATCAATCTCCATTTTTAAATTTGCACGATCTTTAAACAATTCCAGCATCGCTGATACTAATCTAGTTTGAAAATGTTCCCTCGTTGTATCTTCTGTGTTACCCATAGCTTCTCCTATTTTAGATCTAAATTTCTCTCTCTGTATTTCTCGTTGTTTTGCCCGCAAAATGCGTAATTGTTCCGCTTCATATCTGATTCTGGCTTTTACATCCGTTATACTAATACCATTTTTTTTATATCTATCCTCTGTAGCCTTTCTATACAACTCTTCTTTTTCTAAAAACGTGTCATATTGATTAGACATTACATTCTGTATCATCCAAGATTGAAGTCTCTCTTTGTAAAATGGATCTCTCTTATCCAAATGAACTGGAAAGTCTAGAGGTATGTCTGAGTATCCTACAATTGGCAATGGCGCATTATCGATGACTTCAGTCGATCTTGTTACCGGTGTTACAACCGGCGTTACATCTGTAGTTGCCGGTGTCACATCTGTAGATTGTTGCCTACGATTGGCAATTGAATCAGGTGGCACAATTTTACCCCAATTAAAAGTACGGTCAATGGCGGATCTAACTTTATTATACCATTGATGTTCATCTTCTTCTAACATCTCCTTAGTTGTTACATTATACACGTGATTACCATCGTTGTCAAGATATCTTTCTAAAATATTTTCCTGAACATTATTATATCCACTTTTCGATATCGAATTACGCAAGCCTTTTTGTATAAGTGAGATTGTTTCCTTAATGTGTTCAACGGTGCCAGCGTTCTCCTCATTAATTAACTTGCCATGTCTGACACCTTTTAACATATTTTTCATAACGAATAAATCTTCACACATCTGTAAAATAGTCATACCTCTGTTATCGTATGGTGTTCCGCCTTCCGATACATGTCGTGTCATAGCCTTGGCGCCAGTTACATATGGATAAGGGAAAGAAAACTTTTCACCTTTTTTATTTTCAATAAAAATCTTGTGAATATGTCTACTTCGTGATCCGCGCTTTTCTTCATCAACACGTTTTGAGTGCTTTACTATTAACTTTGTTCTATTTGGGGCTTTGACATAGCTGGTCTTAATTGTACCAAACGGACGGCTGAATACCTGACTCTCTTGTACATTTTGATGTTTAAAGTCTTTAGGTTCTAATGTTTTATCAAATTTTCTAACAGAAAAATTACCTAAATGTGAATGTACAATCTTCTTTAGACTATCCATCAAATCTAAGTGATCTGAAATATTAAAGCCGTTGCCTGCTTGTATTACTACTTCATAACTACCATCATCCTGCCGCACTGTTACCATTAGATCCTTTTCAAAGACATAAAATCTTGAAGCTTCAGATGGTTCTAATGTTTTGTGACCATCTTGTGTGAATAACCGTAGTTTATAGTTAGCACCCTTTAACAAATTAAATATTTCTTGAGATATTTCGTCCATAATTACTAGTATAGTTGTTGTCAACTATTTATCTATATATTATAAAAAGCTGAAGGGCATTGGTTCAATGCCGTCGTCGCCGTCTTCGTAGGTATCTTGTAAGTACTCATACGCTGACTCTTCATACTTCATTATCTCTTGTGATATGCGTATAACTAATATCAGTGACATGACTAGATCATCATGCTCTCCTTCCTTAGCTGAGAAACTGTTTCCTCTTGAAATAAATGTTTTCAACTCACGTAATAAATTATTACTTGCTACTTCTATTTTTTCACTTTCTACCCATTGTTTAAGTTTAGCACATGAAGCTATCTTTGTTTTGTGTGTAGTTGTAAAGCCTCGTCTACCTATTTTATTTCCCCTCTTTTTTGGCTCTGTTAGAAATGTACCTGGTATCATCTCTTCGCCAATCTCTTGAATTACAACCAATGCGGCTTCACCTAATGTATTATTTTCAACACTATAATATATCTCACTTTCACCGTCAGCTTCATTATCTATATACTTGCTTATCTGTTGTAATATTTTAACCTGTTGTTGTACTGGAGTTCTATTATGTTGCCACTCAGCAACCTGCTTCATTCCAGGTAATTCATATACTTGTATTGCTGAAGCATCGCCACCGGTGCCAAGACTTGGATCTAATCCAATAACATATATCTTATCAGGCTCAACTGGTTTATACCATCTAACCTGCCCCATGACAGCATATGGGTCTCTGGCTCGCATACTATGTAATTTTATACTATTAATTAGCGTTTCGTCAAAAGCAATAAACTCACAATTGTGTTCTCTACGGAATCGTTCCTCACCAATCTTTTGTTGTTCAAGGTGAGCCCATTCATCATCTCGGTCTGGGTGAGCTGACCAAGTTGCTAGTGATGACGCAAATCCATTCATGCCTACGCCGGTATCATTTTCATTACCAAACTCATCAACAGTTTTTCTTGCCTCTCGCCAAATATGCGAGAATTGGTCATCATCTTGATTTGGCGTGCTAGTAATAATACACTTACCACCTGTACTTAATGTCGGTGATAATGAAGTCCAAAACTCTCTGGCGATGGTAGGTCTAACAAACGCAAACTCATCTAAATATGCCAATGAAATGGATAAACCACGTCCTGTATTTTCAGTAGTTGCTTGTGCTATTATTCGACTACCATTATCAAATTCCAAACTTCCTTTATTATATGATGTGGCGCCTGCTCTAATATAATCTGGTAATGTTTCATACGCAAATCGAATACGCTGCATAATCTCTTGAGCACCTGAATATTTATGAGCTGCAATGAGTATTGTTTGATCAGGATTAAACATAGCATACCATAACAGATATCCAGCTGCACATGTTGATTTTCCAGTTTGTCTAGCCAACATAGAGATACTATATCTATTATCATGATAAGTGTCTATCAAATCCCGTTGGAAATCATAAAGATCAAACTTTATTCTACCCTGAGTTGGATGTTGAATCCAACAAAATTCAGTCAGAAAGTATTTAGGATCAGTAGCGCATGTGGCTAACTCAATCAATTGGGCTTCTGTATATTCTTCTTGTTGGTGTGGGGTTTTTACTAATTTAGTATCTGCTGGCATAAAATTATTTAGTTAAATTCAGACAGCAGAACTTGATTTTATGTATAGCGGGTATCTCTATCTAGTACTTTTTTTAATTCTTTTGTCGAAATACCAACCATCTGTGCAGCTTTTGATAATGCCAATCCCTTTGGATTAGCGACAAATACGCCTGGCATTGATTGTGCCTCTGGATTACGGTTGTAATGTAGTATCATTTGATGATACAGTTTCAACGCCTGTTGATATTTTTTAGCATGAACTGCTCGTTTGAATTTATGAACCCATGCCTTTGGTAAAAGTATTTTACTAATATCATTAATAAATCCTTCAGGTATAATATCTGCAGGTATAATATCTGTTATACGCATAATTACCCCGTTATGTTATGCTTGGCAAAGTAATCAACGACGTTTGCCGCATCACCGAAGAACTCTTGATTAGTGCTGTCATTGTCGTTAGCATCAGTAATATTTAACCACCAACCATCAGCACCGTAATCAAAATCGCCGGTGGCAATGACTTGGCCCTTGTATGTGACATAATTGACATCTTCAAGAGTGTCCTTCAAAAATTCATAATCATCATTATTTGCTAATACAGTATATCGATCTCGATTGGCGGCCAATTCTGTCTGTTCAGCAGCCTGTATTAATTCACCAGTTTCTTTATCCTGCCAGTGATCGACTACTTCGCCGCCGGTGTTTTTAAATTTTACCAAGTCGGAAGATTCAAAGTCACTACGTTCGTTCTTAAAATATGCAATGGCCTGTATCTCATCGAATACATCACCATCTCTAATTGTCTCAGTTACTTTTTTTTTTTTAAAGTTCTCATATAACGCATGCATACGTTCTACACTATGCTCAGTAACGGTCACTTTCATATCTTCAGCATTCAAATATCGCTTAAGACTTAAATTTACACCTTGAGCCATATCATAAGCATCACCATGTTCTCTAGGTTCAACTTCACCAACGCCATCTGGAGTATTTGCCCATTCGGTAATTCTAGCTATAACAAGATCATGTGATAACCCTGCATTTCTCATAGTCTTAATGACATCCGCATAGTCCGGAGATTCATTTAATTTCTCATTTATCACTGATATTTGTGAATCATCAAACATACCACTTAACCATTTATTTACTGATTCAAAAGACGGATTCCATAGTTGTTCATCGTCTTGGAATAGTCGATTAGGATGATCCAAACGACGATTTGTTCTTTCAACACGTTCATCGTAACCGTAATTACCAAAGTCATCTGTATCTTGTAATGGATTACCAAAATCGTCAGTATCAGATGCAGCATTATGTGCGTCTAACCATTGTATATTGCCTTGTTGTTTGGCACGCTCTGCATACAGTTGATCTATATCATCAGAAGTTTTATGCCATGCGTCATCATATATCTCATCTTCCCACGCGTCGTCGTCATCAACACCACTATATTGTATCATTAATTCAGTCACTTGATTTGAAACAAACTCCTCAAACTCTTCTTCTCCCATTCTACCGAATGCATTAGGATCAGTATCTACAGCGAGTTGATCTAAATCGGCCGATGGCCCATCAATTGCCGCTGCTACATTGACATCTTTATTCATGCCAACTTTCGTAGCTTGATCAACCGCATCTGCTTCAATCTTCTTAATTTGTACATCAGCATCTGCTTGTGCCTGTTGTACACCTACTACCTTTTCACCAGCTTTAACTTCTGCTTGTGCAATTTCGTCATCACCTTTTTGTATTGCTTGTACTACTTGATCTTGATTCTGTTGTTGATTGTTTGATTGTAATCCAGCCAACGTTGGTTCTTGATCTACTTCGTAGTCCTGATGCATCATTCGTTGAGTGTCATCAGCAGCGCCAAGCATATCACTTAATTCTCGATCTTGTTGACCTGCTAGAGCGGTTGCTGCCGCCACATCTTCTCTATCACTAAATTGATCTACTTCGTAGTCCTGATGCATCATTCGTTGAGTGTCACCTGCTGCTCGCAACTTTTGATCCCATTCATCTTCCCGTAATATAGATGTGCTAGAAGTCTCAAGGCCTGCTAACTGTTTAAGTCTGTCTAATTCGTTCATGTTATTCTCCTAACGTTAGTCTTCTGGACGTGTGTCATCTGCTTCATTCATAATTTCAGGTACCTGCTGCGGTTCTGAATTCTTTCTCATTTTCAAAAGCTCTTGTACAAATGTAGTATTATATTTGTCACCGTAATAATCTTCACCGTTGACATCATCTGCTTCTCCATACTTCGGATCGCCTAATAATGAACCGATCTCGCTATCTACCGCATTTAAAATTTCCTGCTCTCGTTTTTCTAATGGTTCGTTGTCAGATCTTACTTTTAAATGACCATCAGTAATTGGTATTAAATTTGTTATTTCTGTCTGTATCTGGTAAGCACTTGCTGGCAAACTAGTAGAAAACTCAATAACATAAATCTCGTATCCTCTCAATTGAGGGAAATCATATGGTGTAGTTTGTAGCATTAATTTTTTAGGTGAACTAAATGTTTGGACATCATATTTAACTAAATGATTCTCTATTTTAGTCAACTCGTCGTCTGTAAGTTCCCTGGCTGCTTTAATTCTAAAAGTATATATAGCTTCGCTTTCTTTTAAATATTGCTTGAATGATTTCATAATAATTTTGTAGTTTATCGTATAATATTATTTATCTACATCTTTTATTTTACCCATAATCTCGCTGAGTAAACTGGCTCTATCTCCAATTATTACGCCTTCTGCTTCAGGTGAATTTGGATCACGAATATCTAAACTAGCATTCGCCTTTTTCTCATCTAAATCAAGCTTGGCCTTTCTCATTTGTAGTTCTACCATCTTCAATTTTTTATCCAAAATGCTTTGTTTTGCTTGAAGTGCTGATTGTAACATTTTACTAGCACTATCATATACAGCAGCAGCATGTCTATCTTCTACATTCCTGCCTAAATCTACAAGTTCATCAAAAGTTTCCATTGCTTTATTGGCATATCCATTTAATTCGATATCTACTTGGTCTAATCCATGTACCGCAGGCAATGCCCCATCTATTCTTTCAGAAATCACAACTTGATCTTCATATTCTGATATTTCATGCTTAATTGTATCCAATGAACGTTCTTCTTTATGTTCTTTTGTATTCAATGGATCTCGCATAATCTCATCAATTGATTCTAAATTAAATTCTTCTTCCAATCGTTTAGTCATAATCTACTTCCGTTTACGCCTTTTCTTTGGCTTGTTAAAAATCTCATGTTCTGTAATAACTCGAAATCCTATCCCCTTTTCTTTGCACCATGCGGTTGCTGCTTTCCATTTATAATGATTGATTACTGCCTGTGTTTTGTCGGCCTGTGATTTTGCCTCATTTAGTGTTTGACTTGCTGGTTTTATCTCAACCATTTCAGCATGGTTTTTTCCATTTCTATCTTTATATACCATTAATAAATCAGGAACATATGTTGACATTTTTCCCTTGATTGGATGCTGATACGGTATACGATGTGTTTCGCTACCCCATCCTAAAATTGAAGGATGATTATCACACATTCTAAAAACTGCTAATTCCCAGCCACTTCTATATCTCGGCATTCCTTTTCCTAGGTATTTTTTAGGATGTTTTGGAGTGTATACACCTTGAATAAACTTAGGCATGTTATCTAGATAACAATATTTGGATCATTTGGGTTATCCCATAAAAAATTATCTAAAGAGCCTGCGCCAGCTGCGTCTATGATTCCGGCCTCTGTTCCGATCGACTCGTCTGGATTATTATATTTCCAAGTATCAATGAATGTTTCTCCAGCCGAATTTTTAGGTACGGGCGAGCTTGGCCCTGTCGACTCGTTTGGATTATTATATTTACTATTATCTAATATTGTTTCTCCAGCCGAATTTTTAGCTGTATAACTATTGTCGACATGATATCCTTCATACTGAAGTTGTATCTGATATTCAATCAGACCACTATCAGCATATGCCAATTTATCAGCATTAATGTTAGTTATTAATGGATTAAATAATGTAAACTCGTTTTTATCCTCCGGTGAGGTACTTCGAGTAATCACAAATTCAGTAATGAAGTATCGTTCATCTCCTATACCATTAATCTTAGCAGGTGCCCTAAACCCTGGTTTATTATCTTGGCTACTAGTAGATGTAAAGTCTCCGCCCTTAAATTTTTCATCAACAACTGTCATCGTACCGTCGCCATAGTAATAATTACTATATAATTGTAGGAATTTCTCTATTGTTCCATCTACAGTGTCATATGCCACAAGTGTAATAGGAGCGTATGTTACACCCGTCTGTACTAATCTCTTTCTATTATAGGCGTTAAATGTCGCCACATTGAATGAATGTGCTGGTAGATCTACACTTGATATTCTTAAATTCTCAGTACTTGCTGTTTCTTTAGTATCTAAAACTCCAGCATTGGTACCAGCACCATAATTTATCTTTAGATCGAACTGAAACTTGTGCCGAGGCACAAGTATCTGATTTTCTTTATTTCCATGTATAGTATCCTGCCCAAATTTTGAGCG